CAGCGGGCGATCTTGGTCCGCCGCTACGGCCAGCCGGATTGGTACCTGCGGGAACTGTCCCGCGGCGCAAGCCTCTCGTTGGCGACACGCATTTCTCCGTACGAGGTGCGCTACCGCGGCCCAAAGATCATCCTGCACGGCGTACCTGCATAGATGGCGACCGATCCGGCAGTCGGCCCCGTTTCCCAAGTCGGGGGAAGCGAGGAGAGTGGACAGACCACGCTCGGCGAGTCCACGCGCAAACTGACGAAGGCGGAGGCCGGGTACGACGAGAAGGGCGGCATACCCGGCCTCCGATGTTCTGACTGCCAGTTCTTCAACGACGGCCAGTGCGGGATCGTCGAAGGCCCGGTCAGCCCTGACGGGGTATCCGATGAGTTCCAGCCAAACTTCCGAGGCAACATGAGCAGCGACGACTTCCAAGCCGCGTCAGCCGTGTCCCGCGACTTCGGCATGTTCATCACGCGGGTTTCGACGGACCAGCAGGGAGTCCGGCGCTGGCACGCCAAGGCCTCCGGCGTCAAGCGCGATCTGTACGGCGAACGGATGTCGGTCGGCCTCTTTGAGGACTTTATCAAGCGCATCAAGAGCGGCGAAACACCTCCCGAGCCGTTCATCAGCAAGGCGTGGACGGGCGGGATGCCGTACATCGGCGTGGCCCACTACCTCGATCTGGAGGGGTTCGGGATCGTCGGCACCACCGAGCGCATGTGGGTCGATGGGAGCCTCTTGAAGGCCCGCGGCCTGTTCAACGACAGCCCCCTCGCCAAATCAGCCTTTGATACCGTCCGGCGCGACATCGCCGAGAATGTCCCGGATGCGCAGCGCGTCCGGGTTTCCATTGCATTCTTGGACTACGGACACGCCCATGACGGCCGCGGCGAGTTCATCCGTCAGGCGATCAGCGACAACTGCCCGATGTGCGAAGAGGGCGTCGACGGCAAGGAATACCGCCGCGGCATCATCGTCCACATGGCCCTCACCCGCCGCCCCGCGTACCCCGAAACCGACTTCCAGTTGGAGGAACGATCCATGGAGAAGCGATCCCGCCGCGACGACGCGGCCAGCATTGTCGGCGCTGAAATGGCAGATGAACTGGAGAAGCGGGCCAAGGCGGGGGTCACCGAGCGGTCGGTGGCCGAGGACCTCGTTGTCGTACGGCAGGAAGGAATGATGGCCTCCCCCGGCCCGACCCCGGCCCCGTCGACCCCGGCCACATCTGCCGAGGCCATGATGACCGGGACCGCCGAGGCCATGATTGAGACGATGAGCCTGGAGGGGGCGAAGACTTTGGAGGATGCCGAGGCCTACCTGACCAAGTCCGCCGGGACCGTGGTATTGGACTCTTGGGGCGTCTTGGACACGGTCCTGCGCAACATTTCCGTGAGCAACGATCCACCCGATGCCAAAGCCGCGGCTGTCCGCGAGGCGGTCGCAGGGTTCCAGAAGCGCTTGGACGTTCAGACGGCCCAAGCGCTTGCCGATGTTTCGCAAGTGCTGAAGCCGGTACTCAAGCAGGGAGGCGAAATGACCAAGAAGACGGAAGACCTCAAGGCGCGCGAAGAGGCGCCTGCTGAGGAGACCGAGGAGGAGAAGAAGAAGAGGGAGGAAGAGGAACGAGGCTATGCCGAGGAGAAGTCGGTCGTAGCGCGCTCGGCCAGCCATCCTCTGGACGCGACCTTCGCCGCGATCCGGGCCAAGTTCGATGAGGCGGTCGCCACGCCCGTCGAGCGGAAGGCCAAACTCCAGATGGTCCAGCCCGAAGTCACCAGGCTGGGCGAAGTCATCATCGCGAGCATCGACCCCGTGGCCCCCGGTCAGGTTGACATGGCGGCTTTGGGCGACATGCTCAAGCAGCGGGTGGACGAGGCGCTGGCCCCGTACCTGCCGTTCTTGGCGCAACTTGGCCCGAACGCGGTGCGAACCGTGCAGCCCACCACCGTCCGTCGAGCCTTCCGGCCCGGCCCCGGTGCGGCAGTCGCCGCCGAGGCCGCGCCCGCGACGGGCATCCGCGCCATCGCACGCCGATCCGTCGGCCTGTCTGGCTAAGTTCGTTCGCCATCGTTCGCGGTTCGTCGGCCTCCGCGAACGGCAACGCAAGTCGGTCTTGCCGTCCGTGCCCTTGGGCGTGAAGGACGGCGTGGGTTATCTGACACTCTGAAAAAGGAGAACCACGCCATGTCTCAGCAGTTGATCGTCCCCGACCTGATGGCGGGCGAACGGGTCCTCGACCTCGGCGCGGGCGGCAAAAACGCATTTGTCAGCCGCGCTGTCGATCCCGTCATCCTGCCTCAGCCGTACGCCACCCCCGGCGATTTCGCCGGACAGTACCCGACCCCGCTGGACCCGACCGAAATCATCGCCATGTGCGAGGAAATCACGGTCTGGGAGGCCCTGCCGGAGGAAACAACCGCGCTGAAGGAGTATATGTGGCGCGAGTTGAACGAGCTGGCCTTCACCTCCGGCTCCGCCTACATCTCCTTCGCCGACGGGGAATGCCCTGAGGAGTACCGCCACGACGGCGATCCGACGACCGTCGTCCTCAAGAACCTCGGGGCCAAGAAGACGCTGTCGCTGTCGGACATCATGCACAGCCAGGCCGTGGCCTCCTCGAACTGGCACGGCATCAACCGCCTCGTGGGCGGGATTCCGGCGGGAGAAGGCATCCCCGGCGGGTCGCAGATGCCGACCTTCCAGCAGGAGTTCGTGGCCGATGTGAAGGAGAAGGAAATCCGGCTGGCGATGACACTCGTGATGAACGGGTGGGACCGCCTGCTGGTGAACGGCGATGTGGACGGCAACGCCCTCGAGTTTGACGGCATTGTCAACCGCCTCGCCGCCCCCTGTACGCCGCACACGAACGACAACAGCGCGTCAGGGACCTTCACCGCCGCGGGCTTCGACCGCTTCCTGTCCGAGTCCTGCGCCAAGCCGACGCACATCTTCGGCCACCCGCAGGCGATCCAGGAAATGATGTCGGCCTACTTCCAACTCGGCTTCGCCGGGAGCCAGTTGGTGAACTTCCAGAACGGCGACCGGATCACTCCGGGGTTCAACTTCGGCGGGTTCGTCAACACCGGGGTTGGGCGCTTGGCGGTCGTCGCCGACAACAACTTCCCGCGGCTTGATGCGGGAGGCGGTCTGCTCCAGATGCGCTTGTACGCCCTGCGCATGAACCACAACGGCATCCCGTTGGTCTACAAGCTGACGCAGATTCCGTTGGCCCTCAAGGACCTGGTTCCCGGCTGCACCGCCATTTCCTTTGAGGTCTGGACGAAGACCGCGCTCATCATCAAGCACTGCTGCGCCCACGGCGTCTACACGAGCCAGTTCACCGGGCGGATCGTCACCACCTGCCCGACAATCGGGTAAGCACAACCCCTTGGGTAGTGGGTGGTCGGTCTGCGGAGACCGACCACCCCTGATTTCCAAGCATCGGGGCTGGCGGAGGCCTTGTTGCCCCGCCAGCCCTGCCGCGTGAGGAGAGGCCATGGGCGGCTTCATGGGCGAGGACGAGGTCGTCCGCAGGTGGCTCGTCGGGCCTCCGGGCGTTTCGGCTCCGGTCGGCATCAGCCCGGTCGACAGCCAGGGCGTTGACGCCTTCGCCCGCGTCCGCACCAGCGAACCACATACCCTCTTCGACAGCCAACTGGAATACGATGCGCAGCCGTTGGTCTGGGACACTTCCACGACCGGGACGGCCAGCGTCGTCCACGATCCCGAGCGTGCCGGAGTTGTACTGACGGTCGGTAGCAGCGGCGTCGCGATCCGGCAGAGCCACGGCTACATGCGCTACCAGCCGGGCAAGAGCCAGTTGATTGATGCCACCTTTCTCGCACAGCCCGTGGTCGGCTTCTGCCAGCGGATCGGCTACTTCGATGGCGATAACGGCCTGTACTTCGAGGTATCCGGCACCGTCGCGCATGTCGTCCGGCGCTACGGCTACTCGGGGACCTTCACGGAGGAACGGGTCCCGCAGGAGGAGTGGAACGTTGATCGGCTGGACCAAAATCAAGTAGAGGGCCGGGGGGACCGCTACAACCCGTCCAACATCCGGCTTGATCTATCAAGGACGCAGCACCTCGTCATCGACAGCCAATGGCTGGGCGTCGGGCGCGCCCGCGTGGGCTTCTTCTACAAGGGCGTCATCCACACCGTCCACGAGTTCAACAGCGCGAACTACGGCGAGAGGCCGATCCTGCGGACGGCCAACCTTCCGGTCCGCTACGAGGCCAGGGGTGGCCCGAATGCCATCGGGCAGGCCAGCCTCTTGCAGATTTGTGCCTCGGTAATCTCGGAGGGCGGCTTCGAGGAGGAGCGCGGCTTTCCATTCAGCGCCTCCAACGGCATCACCGGCACGGTAAGCGTTTCACTGACCACGCTCCAGCCCATCCTCTCGGTCAGGCCGAAGGCGACCTTCGGCGGGCAGATCAACAGGGTCGTCATGTTCCCGGACAGCCTTGAGGTGTGGGCGAAAGAGAAGCCTGTCTATTGGGAGCTACGCCACGGCGGCGTCATCGCAACGGCCGCGTGGCAGAGCGTGGATGCGAACAGCGCTTTCCAATTCGACACGATCGCAACATCTTGCGTCGGGGGCCAGATCGTCAGGCGCGGCTACGCGGGCGTGAAGGACGCCACGGCGGGAGGCCAAGGCGCTTCCGCGTCGTCCGATGTCTTCCTGAGCAGGCTGCGCTTGGCGCTCGGCATCTTCGGGGAACATCCAGCCACCTTCCCAACCGATGTGCTGACGATCTTGGCGGCTCAGGTCGGAGAGGGGACTACCCCGGTCGGCGCGACGGTCCATTGGCGGGAGTTCCGCTAAAAGCCCGCTTGCATCGTGCGGGGACCTATGCTAGAAATGAGCCGAAGGGCTGGCGGAGCCCGGAAGTACGGAGCCGCCAGCCCTTTCTCCTTAGCCGGGAGGGAAGTTGCCAGTCGCGCCCCAAGCCATTCGGAATGACATAGGGCAGATCGCGCTGAAGTACG